CTGATGATATATTCGATTGTGAGATATTTTGTTGAGAACAAGAAAAATACTCTGATAGTCGTTCCGACGACTTCCCTTGTAGAGCAAATGTATAAAGACTTTGCAGATTATGGATGGGACGTTGGTTCATTTTGCCACAAAATATACGCAGGTAAAGAAAGAGAGACGAACTCTCAAGTCATTATTACTACTTGGCAATCAATCTACAAACTCCCCAGGAAATATTTTGAGAGATTCTCTGTTGTGGTTGGGGATGAGGCTCACCAGTTTAAATCAAAATCACTTATATCTATAATGACAAAACTTGCAGATGCAAAATATAGATTTGGATTTACTGGAACTCTTGATGGAACAGAGACACATAAATGGGTTCTTGAGGGATTGTTTGGACCTTCCTATAAAATTATTAAGACAGATGAATTAATGAAGAAAGGTCATTTGGCTACATTGGATATTAATGTGCTTCTATTGAAACACCCACCAAATAAATTTGAGAATTTTGAGGCGGAAGTTCAATATATCATTACTCATAATCGTAGAAACAACTTTATTAAAAATCTTGCTTTAGATTTAAAAGGTAATACACTCATACTCTATGCCAGAGTCGAAGGACATGGTGAGCCGTTATATGAATTAATAAATAATAATAATACTATCGAAAATCGTCGTGTGTTTTTTATTCATGGTGGTGTGGATACAGAAGACAGAGAAGAAGTTCGGCAAATAACCGAACGTGAGAATAATGCAATTATTGTTGCTTCATACGGTACATTTTCCACTGGTATCAATATAAAAAACCTCCACAATGTTATTTTTGCTTCTCCTTCCAAATCACGAATACGAAATCTCCAGTCCATTGGACGAGTCCTTAGGAAAGGAGATAATAAGACAAGAGCAACTCTCTATGACATTGCTGACGATATTAGTTACAAATCAAGAAAAAATTATACTCTAAATCACCTAATAGAGAGGATTAAAGTTTATAATGAAGAAAATTTCAATTATGATATAGTCAACATCCCACTTAAAAACTAATGGAAGAAGAATTTTATGCAATAATAAAACTGGTCTCAGGAGAAGAGGTGATGGCTTTGGTGTCTGTAGATGATAATGATAATGATCCTATTATCATATTACAAAAACCTTTGATACTTAAAATGAATAATTATGCCAATGCAAGTTTCATTAAGGTAAAACCTTGGATAGAATTAACGGATGAAGATATTTTTATGATTAAATTGGATAAAATTATAACAATAACAGAAACGAATAATCAAAGAATTATTGACATCTATAATAACTACAATTCTGAAGATCCAGAATCTTCTCCCCCTCCACATATACCATCAAGTGGAGAAGTATCTCTTGATTCTAAAATGGGTTATATATCTTCTGTGAAAGATGCTCGTAAGAAGCTAGAAGCCTTATTTAATTTAAAACCAAATAAAGAAAGTTAATATCCCTATCAACCCTCACAAAGGTTATTCTACTGATATTTGACTACCTTGTCAAGGCCATTCTTTTGTGATATAATAAAAACAATTAAAAAGACGGGAACTCTGATGTCATGCCTAGAAAGAAAACGGAACACTATGTAAATAACAAAGAGTTGCTGGAAGCAATGATTGTTTATAGGGGAAAAGTTGCAATAGCAAGAGAAAAGTTTGTTAAGAAGTATCCTGATCAAGAACCACCAAAGTCTGGGCCATGGGAGGGTAAACCACCCATACCAAACTATCTTGGTGAGTGTTTTTTAAAGATTGCTACTCATCTATCGTATAAACCGAACTTTGTTAATTACATGTTCCGTGAGGATATGATTTCTGATGGTATAGAAAATTGTGTGCAGTATATCCATAACTTTGATCCAGAAAAGTCTAGGAATCCATTTGCATACTTTACTCAAATTATACACTATGCATTCTTAAGAAGAATACAGAAAGAGAAAAAGCAATTAGATATTAAAACAAAGATCATTGAGAAGACTGGTTTTGATGAAGTCATGGTAGTGGATGACAATTCATTATCTGGATCAAATGCAGAATACAATACTATTAAGGATAACATTCAATATCGTAATCGATGAAAGTCGCAATCATAACAGACACCCATTACGGGGCTAGAAAGGGTTCTAAGTATCTTCATGACTATTTCGAACTATTTTATCGTGATGTTTTCTTTCCGTCTTTAGAGGAGCATCAGATAGACACTGTGATCCATATGGGTGATATATTCGATAGTAGGAAAGCGATAGATCTTCAGAGTCTTGAGTGGTCTAAGAGAGTCGTATTCGAACCTCTTAAAAAGTATAATGTCTATACTTCTATTGGGAATCATGATTGTTATTATAAGAATACCAATAATGTAAATTCTCCTGAATTGTTATTGAGAAGTTTTTCTAATATCAAAATTTTTACGAAAGCAACAGAGATTGTATTAGATAAATTAAAAATTCTAATGCTTCCTTGGATTAATAGTGAGAATTATGATGAAACTTGTGATTTGATTCGAAAAAGCAAAGCTAAGATTGCCATGGGTCATCTTGAGTTGAATGGATTTAAGGCAACTCGTGGTCATCTCATGGAAAATGGGATGGATATAGGGGTATTTGATAAGTTTGAGAAAGTATTCTCTGGTCATTTTCATACCAGATCTACTGATGGAAAGATTTTTTATCTAGGAAATCCATATGAGATGTTCTGGAATGATGTAAATGATCCTAGAGGATTTCATATATTTGATACTAAAACTTTAGAGCATACACCAATTGATAATCCACATAAGTTGTTTTATAATATCTACTACGATGACACCAATTATAAACTGTTTAATGCCACAGAGTATGAAAATAAAATTGTAAAAATAATTGTTAGAAAGAAGTCTAAACCTAAAGAATTTGAGAAATTTATTGATAAATTATATTCATCTGGAGTTCATGAATTAAAAATTGTTGAGAATTTTGATATTCAGGAAACTGGAGATTTTGAGATAGAGGAGGAAGAGAATACCCTTTCGATATTAAATAGATATATTGATGAGTCTGAGTTTGATTTGGATAAAAATATTATTAAAGATATTTTTAGAAACTTGTATGTAAAAGCCTGCGAGGTAGAGTAATGTGGCTTCTTACTCTTAGAGATAAAAAAGATGAAGGTGCCTATGCTGTTCCAGATAAGTATGGCGATAAAGTCTTATTTCTTTTTGAAGAGGAAGATGATGCCGTAAGGTATGCTATGATGTTAGAAGACTCAGATACCGATCCATATAATAGAGAGATGGACGTTATTGAAGTTGATGATGAACTTGCATTAAAAACTTGTAAAATGCACAATTACAAGTATAGTGTAATAACCCCTGATGATTTTGTAATTCCCCCTAAAAATGATAACGTTCCAAAAAATTAAGTGGAAAAATTTTCTAAGTACTGGTAATAACTGGACTGAAATAGATTTTCAACAATATAATACTAATCTTATTATTGGTACGAATGGTGCTGGTAAATCCACCATGTTGGATGCTCTTACCTTTGCTTTGTTTAATAAACCTTTCCGTAAGATTAATAAGGGTCAGTTAATCAATACTGTCAATGAAAAGGATTGTGTTGTCGAAATAGAATTTGTCGTTAATAGTAGAGAGTATTTGGTTAGACGGGGAATCAAACCAAATATGTTTGACATTGAGGTAAATGGTAATCCACTTCATAAACAGGCTGATGATCGAACCAATCAAAAAATATTAGAAGAGAGTATTCTTAAGGTAAATTATAAGTCTTTCACACAAATAGTCATATTAGGAAGTAGTACATTTGTTCCCTTCATGCAATTAACGGGTGCCAATCGTAGAGAAGTCATTGAGGATCTTTTAGACATTCGTATCTTTTCTGCCATGAATAATTTGATCAGAGAGAACATACGATTGCAGAAAGAGAAAATAAAATCTTTGGATCTAAAGAAGGATAATATAAAGGATAAGATGTCTATGCAAAAGAATTTTATTAAAGAATTAGAAGAGCAAGGTAAGAATAGTATTCAAGATAAGAATACCAAAATTAAGACATTGGCGATTGAGGTGGATACTCATATTGAACATAATGAATTTAAAGAGGGTGATATTGCTGATTTAATTAAAAAGCAAGAAGAGGTTACTGGTGCATCTGAAAAGTTAAAGAAACTAAACAATCTTAAAGGTAAAATTACTCAAAAAGTAGCAACAATTACTAAAGAACATAAGTTTTTCACAGATAATACGGTGTGTCCTACCTGTAGTCAGAATATAGAAGAAGAGTTTCGTGTAAATAGAATTGCCGACGTTCAAGATAAAGCAAAGGAGCTCAAGAAGGGTTATAAAGATCTGGAAGAGACTATAAAGTTAGAATCGGAGAGAGAGCGTCACTTCACCCAACTATCAAAGGAGATTACTAAACTCAACCATGGCATTTCTCAAAACAATACTCGAATCAGTCTCAACCAAAGACAAATCCGAGAACTTGAAAATGAAGTTCAAAAAATTACCGAACAATTTAAAAACAGAAATACTGAACATGAGAAGTTAACTGAGTTTAAAGAAAATCTCGAAAAAACAATCGAAGATCTATCAGCAAGAAAAGAAGAGATTAATCATTACGATTTTGCTTATTCATTGTTGAAGGATGATGGAGTCAAGACAAAAATAATTAAGAAGTATCTTCCATTTATTAATCAACAGGTAAATCGTTACCTTCAGT